CTACCATGTTCTTTAGTAACAGGATCGTTGGTAAGGCAAATGGTGGTACCATTCCATACTTAACCCCAAAAACTGCAGAGACACAACAGAACACAATGGCTGTAAGGCATTACAACCTGATCAGCAGGTTGATGAATGAGGGCGTTGGAGCTATTGTTTCTCCTGATGCATAAGCATTAATCAAACTATTTGGGATAAGGTTTTTAATCCGGCTCTATCACATTCACCATTAAAAATTAAGCACGTGTCAAAAGTAATCATAACAGACGCCATCAAAAAAGAGGCGCAAAAGATCGGTAAACAGCTTGGTGTATCTGAGTTGTTTGTCAACACCAAAGGTGAGTTTTTCACACAGGAGAACCTGGCTTTATTCAGTGTAAAGGGAGATAAGGAAAGCTATGAAAAGCTTACCGTGTCGATTGCTGCAGAGGCTAAGGAAGTAAAAGCTCCATCTGCAGAGTACACTGCAGCATCAAAAAAACTTACTGCTGCAAAGGGTGCATTAACCAAAGCTGAGAATGCTTTGACTGCTGCAAAGGGCGATAAAAAGCCAGCTGCACAGGCTGCATTTGATGAGGCCAAGCAATTGGTAATTGATGCAGAAAATGACCTGGCACAATTGAAAGCTGAGTAATCGGCACCAGGTTGTTAACCTCAATTCATCATTTTTAAAATCACTTTAAAGTGGCTGTAAAAAATCGTTTAAACATACAAAGGCAGAAACCCGGTGCAAATGCAACCGGGCTTCTGATCGCCACATCTGCCCTTATCGTCAACGGCTTTGCTGTTGCTGGTAAGCTGGTGCTGGGTAAGGTGAATACAATCACCAGCCCCGATGTGTTGATTGAGTTCGGCATTACTGCAGCGTATGACACTGCCAACAAATGCCTGGTGCATTATCATATCACGGAGTTTTTCCGCATGGCCGCACCTGGTACAACGCTGTATTTTATGGTTGTGCCTACGACTGTATTGCCTGCAGTTATCCTGGAAGATACCGACAGCATTTACTGTAAAAAGTTGTTGCTGGAAGCCCAGGGCAAAGTAAGGCAACTGGCAATCGGTTTTAATCCTGATCTGCGTACGGTTGTAGTTGATCCGGAGGTTGTGTTTGTTGAAGCTTCACTCGATGGCTTTAGCGCTCCGATCCGTTCTGCGATACCGAAAGCTACTGTTTTAAGGCAGTGGGCTGCTGCAAGAAATATGGATTTATGCATACTCCTGGAAGGCCGCAAATATGGCAACTCTGCCAGCGCTGCAGTTAACCTTAGAGGTATTGTAGTTGCAGGCGACCAGGTTAATTACGAAGGCGTAAGCGTTGTGATTGGCCAGGACTTCACATTTGCTGATACACTTTGGGCAAGCGGCCAGTATCATGCTGCAGTTGGCACTGCCCTGGGAACGCTGGCAGGTATCCAGATGGAACAGGATATGGGTGAGGTTGAAACCCTCAATGTAACTGATTCCATTAAAGGCTTGTTTACCGTTGCCGGCCTTAGCTCTCATGTAACCATTACAGAGGCTGAGCCCCAACTTGATACCCTGGATGACAAAGGGTACATCTTCCTGATCAAATATGTAAACGTGACGGGGTTCCGCTTTAATGGCGACCATGTTTGCGCTGCTGAGATCATAGATGATGAAGGTGTAATGAATGAGCATAAGCTTAGTTATACCAGGACGGTAAACGAGTGTATCCGTAGCCTTTACGATGTGCTTATTCCAAAGGTTCGCACTACTCACATGGTTGATGCACAAACCGGCAAATTGCCGCTTGCAAAGATCAAATATTTCAATGCCATCGGTGATAAGGCAATGAAGCGGTTGAGTGGTGTTAGCGATGCTGTAACAGATTGCGATCCCGATAGCGATCTATTTACTCCACCCAGGCAATTAGCTGTAAAGTTCCAGGTAGTACCATTCGCTACCATCGGAAAAATTAACGGCTTCATTGCCTTAAAAACCAGCTTATAATCATGCCAGTATTAGGAACAGAAATAGTAAGAAACGGTAAAGCCTACGATAGTGGTGATGTAGACTTTACAATTGAAGGTGTAATGTTTCCTGGTGTTGCTAAGGTCGTTTACGGCGTTAAGCAGGAGCACCAAAAGAACTACAGCCTTAAAAACAAAGCCACCAGCTGGAGCAAAGGTAAGATTGATGAAACCGGCAATGTTGAGTTGTACATGGAGGATGTTGTTGCCCTGCAGAAAACTGCTAAGGGTAGCCTGCTGAACCTTAAACCATTCTACAGCACGGTAACATTTACCAACGATGATCAGGAAGTGATCACCGATAGAATTTACTGGAAGTTTCAAAGCGATGGACGCAATATCGACGGCTCTATGGGTTTAAAAATGGAGTTTGAAATGTTTGTCCTGGGCATTGAATTGAACGTATAACCACACCCCGAAGCACCTACCAAGCCTGCAGTGTAAAAGCTGCAGGCTTAATTTAAAAACAATTTTAAAACTAAACTGAACAATGAAACAAGCTAATTCTCTCCCTGCAGGTATTACCCAGGAAATGATCACCGCAGCAATTGAAAAGTATGGCACCGGTAAGGTAGCCACTGCACAGCTCCCCAAAGATGATAATGGTACCGACCACCTGAATGTAGTAATTCACCAGCCAGGCCGTGAGGCAATGGGGCAATACATGAACCTGATTGATAAGAACACAGCCAGGGCAAATGAAGTATTGGTGAAAGCCTGTATTGATGATAAAGAAGCGATCAAAGAAATTTTTGCAGATACTGGTTTGTTTTTGGCCGCTGTTGATGCATGCGCTCAGCTGATACCTGTTAGAAAGAGTATCATAAAAAACTTCTAGAGCAGCACCACTTTTACCGGCGCATACCGGTGGATGGTAGCTGCGATGAATACGAAGAGTTACAAAAGATATATGCAATGCTGAGTTGTCACTTGCATGTTTCTGATCCTGAAAAATTAAGTGATCAGGCACTGGTAGTTAAGTTGAGGCAGTTGGAATGGTTGGCCAGTGCAAATCACCTCTCAACAAAGTTAAAAGACGGCGCTCGTTTGTTGCCGGATATTCTTACAAATTATGGCCAAGAAGATTATTGATTTAGGAGCAAGGTTTAAGAACGCATTCGGCTACGCTGCGCCTAATCAAAGCAATAATCTTAAGAAGGTTGACTATAAAAAGAAAACCGGCCTGGAAGATATGCAGGTGTACACTGCAGGCAATGGATCGTTTGAGGAGATCACACTAAAAGGGAACGGCTACCAATTGAAGTTTGCCAACATGATCAACGCAAGTGATGATGCTCTTTTGAATGATGTGTTTGCACCGCCGCCGATGATCAGCTTTAGCCGGGACAAAACTATCACCGCAACAAACATTGATGATAGCGATGAGGAGCCCAATAATGATGCAGAGGTTGTTGAGCGGTACAATAGCGGCAAATGGGAGATTGATATACAGGGCTTGCTTGTAGATATGATCAACCACCAGTTCCCAAAAACACAGCTCACATTGTTACGCCAGGTGTTTGATGTAAACGCCATCATGGAAGTACAAGGCGATTGGTTTGATGCACTCAATATTAAGAGCATTTACATCAAAAGTTTTTCACCTGCAGGTGTACAGGGATTTGAAGACACTATACAATTTTCATTGAAAGCCTGCAGTATTAAACCTGTAGAGTTTTTCTTAAAAAAGAAATAATCGTGCGTTACCTGGTAATACTTTTTACAATGGCTTATTTGAATCAATACAGCCGCATCACTATAGGCGATGTGGTGTTTAAAAATATCAGCTCTTTTGAAGTTCGGGAAAGCGTTACGGATTTAAGTGATAAGGCTACCATTGAACTTCCACGCAATTACAAGGAGTTAAATGGTAAGCCCGTCACTGATTATGTACAGCCTGGCATGGAGGTATTAATTGAGGCCGGTTATAACGGCGAACTATTCCAGGAGTATAAAGGCTTTGTAAGCGAAGCTCCCAGCGCTGATATTCCACTGCAGATCACCTGCGATGAATTGTTTCCCCTACGCAAAGGCAGCATAGTTAAAAGTTATAAGAGCGCCACCTTAAAGCAGTTGCTCACTGAGAACATTCAGGGCTATAAAATCGAGTGTTTTGATGTTACTGTCGGTAAGGTGTTACTCGACCGGGTAAGCCCTTATCAAATGCTGGAGAACCTGCGTAAAGATTTTGGCTTTTACAGCAAGGTGTACGGCGGTGATATTCTGCATTGTGGTTGGGCTTATGATTGGCAACCGAAATACACAGCCAGGCATCAATACATATTTGGCGGTAATGTTAAGTCTGCAGCATCCTTAAAGTTCAAACACAAGGATGATTTTAATACCAGGGTAAAAGTTACGATCGTAATGCCTGATGGCAGTAAAGAAGTAGTTACTGTTGGCAGCAATGATAAGAGCGCTGCAGAGAGTAAGATCACTGTGGCTAATATGACCAAAGCAGATGCTGAGAAAGTTGCAAAGAGCCGTTTTGTAAAAGCCAGTTACGACGGTTTTGAAGGTACTGTTAAGGGTTATGGTTATCCGCTGGTGCATGCCGGTGACAGCATTGAATTTATTAGTAAAAAATTCCCTGAGCGTAACGGTATTTACCTGGCAGAGAAAGTGAAGATCCGTTACGATGAAAGCGGCTACGAGCGGGAAGTAAAAGTGGGCTTTAAAATATGAGTGCAGCTTCTAAAGCGCAAGCTGCGGAGGGATTGCAAAAAGCCTTTTCACTTGCCCAGGACAAACTTGCAATTAAGCATATTGTTTCCGGTACCGTTATAGATGTTGATGGGTACAATACCTGTGATGTAGAGCTGCAGCCTGGCCTTGTGATGTACGGTGTAAGGTTGAATGCGATTGAAGGTGTTACCAATAACCTGCAGACAATAAAACCAAAGAATGGAAGTACGGTGCTGGTTGGAATTATCGAAGGTGTAAAAACGGAGGGTGTTGTAATAAGCTGCAGTGAGATTGATGAGGTATATACAAAGATCGGGACAGCGATAGTTAAGGTGAGGGATAGCAAGATAACCATTGAAGCGGATGGCATAAACCTGAAAACAGAGATTAAGCGGCTTTCGGATATAGTTAGAAAAATTGTAGTGATTGAAGGTAGAAGTCCAGACCCGGTTCAGCTGCAAATATTTGATACAAACATTGATAAAATACTTGAATAAACATGCCTGGATTTGATCATAGCAGACTTAAAGGAAAAATATACAATGCATTTCAGCGGTGGAATGACATTGATATTGCTCCTGCAGATATGGACGCTACCAGGCAGGCGATCGCTGCAGACCTGGCCACTGCATTTATTGAAGAAATGCAGCAGGCAAAAGTAACAGTACCAGGTGCTGGATTAACAGCAGGTGGCGTAGGTGTATTAGGGCAATCAATAACCGGCAATTTATCATGACAGATATAGCACTCGACGAAGATTATAAACTCATTACTGCAGGCGATGAATTTGAGGAAGCCGAAAGCGACGACACTGATGCGGCATTGATAACAATGTTCAACAAAGGTGAGTTACGCCATGCGCCTTGGTTAGGTTTTGGAGCGGTACAACGCATTAAAGCTGTACAGGATGAAAGAAGGTTTGTGAGAGAGTTGAAGGTAGAGCTGGAGAATGACAGCTTCTTTGATCCGATCGTTGATGTTACGGATGGCATTGAGAACTTAAAAATTTATGTGTAATGGAAATTCTTGTAAGCAGGGATATTAAAACGGCCACCTCTACAATCAGTCATGTAAAGGTTGATGGAAAGCAGTTTTGCTTTATCCTGGAAGATACAGACAGAGGGTTGCACCAGGACATGCGGCCTGATGAGATCGCCAAAATAAAAGTGCATGGCAAAACAGCTATCCCTGCAGGCCGGTACGAGGTGATCATCAATTTTAGCAGCAGGTTTAAGCAGTACATGCCATTGCTGTTGAATGTACCAGGCTTTTCAGGTGTACGCATTCATTGGGGCAATACAGCGGTTGATACAGAGGGATGCCCTATTGTAGGGTTTACCACATCAAAAGACTTTGTAGGGCAAAGTAAGAAGGCTTACAGCCAATTATTCATAATGATGCAGGCTGCAGAAAGAAAGGAAAAAATCTTTATAACAATACGCTAATGGATCAATCAGTATTAACGGGAGTGCTTACCGGAGCCGGATCACTTATTACTTACTTTTTTACCAGGAGACGCAATGCTGCAGACGTTAGAAAAACAGAAGCCGAAACCAAAAAGACAGAGATGGAATCGGTTAACTACGCAGTAGAGATTTGGAGGGAGCTGGCAGCTGAGTTGAGAAAGGAACTTAACAGTGTGGAAAGGAAATGTGATGCATTAATGAAGGAAATAGAGCTGTTGAGGAAAGAGAATCATCAGCTTAAAAAAGAGATGAGTGGATTTAAGAAATCAATTAACGGTCAGTAAAAAATCAAATCAATGAAATATTTCATTCAAAAGAACTACGTGTTTGTAGTTGGCCTTTTATCGGCCATTTCCCTGTTCCTCGAGCAGGCTATTTCTACCCAGCAGGCAGATTTAAAAGTAATTGGCCTGGGTGCGCTGATGGTTATCATCGGCTATGTAGCTAATCAATGGAAGGGCGGTGGTTATACCATTACCGGCATCATTGGTTCACTTGCTGTGGTGTTTCTGCAGCTGCACCAAACCGGCCATGTTGATTGGACAATGTTTGCCCTTTTATCGGCTACTAAAATAATGGCAGCGCTTACATCAAGCCTGCAGGCTTATAAACCCAAAGACTAACTACTATGCTAAAGAAAACAGTATTACACCCGTTGTTTTATTTCATCGTGCTGGCCATTGCGCTGGTAATTGCAACCTCATTCGCAATCAGTAAGTGCAATAAAAAGAAAGAGGTTACCCATACCATAAAGCAGCAAGCTGTAAAGGATGCACCGGTACAACATTATACAGACAATGCCGGTACTGATCATGCAGCTAAGCCGGTTGCAGAAGCGCAGGATAATGAGGCAATGCTGGATTATTATCAAAGCATCATTGACAGCCAGGCTACGCTGTTGGATGTAAAAAGTAAATACATCAAAGAGCATCTGTCTGTTGGTACTGTATCTACAGGATCAGTAAACGGCACTGCACAGGATTATGATGAGAAAGCGCAGCCTTGCCCCGATAGCCTGCAGTTTATGGATCGCTGGTTTAAAGGCATTGCCAGTAAAGACACCGGTTGGCATTTGAACTACCAGGTAAAGGATTCCATTGTATTCAATCAATACGAAAAAAAGAAAGGCTGGTTTAGCAGGCAGTTGTTTATGGATGGCTACAGCCTTAACCCAAACACCAGGATAACCGGCCTGAGTAATATAAAGATCACTCCTGCAAAAAAGCGTTGGGGTATTGGCGCTACCATCATTGTTACTTACGATGGCAGCAAGTGGAAACCAGTAGCCGGTGTAGGACTGCAGTACAATTTTATCAGGTTTTAAACAAGGTTTAAACATGGCTTACGCAATTGTTGATGAGGGACAAAACTTAATGGATATAGCGCTGCAGTACCTGGGCGATGAAACCGGGTTGTTTGAGCTTGCTCTGATCAACGATTTTACTTTAAGCGAAAAGATTGTTCCGGGACAACAAATCCTACTCCCTGATCCGGTTAACGCAGGCGCTGTACAATACTTTGCTGAAAGAGGGATTGTGATAGCTACTGAGCAGAGCGTTGCTGCAGTTGATAAGAGAGAAGGTATCAATTACTGGATAATAGGACAAGACTTTATAGTACAATAACATCATGGCAAGGAAAGACGAAATATACACACAGATCGTAACGATGTATTACAACTTTTGTAATCAGCGTGGTATTGCGGTTGCCCATCCCAGCACCTGGAGATTGGTGAGCCGCAAACGTATTTGGGCAGAAGCCCAGGCATATTGTATATGGTTGCTGGAGATGTTGTTTACTCAACATAAAAAGGATGTTGATACAACCATTGCCACCATGAAGCCGCACAGCCCTCAGTGGTATACGCAAACCCTTGCAAAGAACTTTCAGTATGGTTATAACCTGATACCAGGTACTGATAAATACGATAACACCGGTATTCCCGAAGATGTTGTTGCAGCCAGTAAAATCATTGCTTTTGCTGCAATGGTTGAAGAACCTTTTTTACGGTTGAAGGTTGCAAAACTGCAGGGCGCAAACCTTGCACCTCTCAGTGATCCGGAGCTGACCGCCTTTTGGAATTACATTAAAAAAACAAAGGATGCAGGTGTTAAGCTGTATCAAAATACTGTTACCAGTGGAGTGCCTGATCAGCTGCGCCTGGTGTTACGGGTAATAGTAAATCCACTTGTATTGAACTTACAAGGCCAGCGGATTAATACCACTGATTTAACACCGGTGCAAAATGCAATCAGGAAGTACCTGCAGAACATTGATTTTAACGGGGAGTTCAGCACACAGGATTTAGAGGATGCAATAAGGGCAGTGGATGGTGTGGATGATCTTTCAACAGACGAGGTGCAAATGAAATATGGTGCATTGCCATTTACCAGCGTTGATATTAACCGCATACCTGATAGCGGTTACCTGGTAATTGATGACAGTAATTTAATTATAACATTTTCCAACTAATGAATACCCGCATTTATAAAATTGATTTTGAAGTAATCAGGCAATGGAAAGTACCATCCTTATTGCGGCTTGATCATTTTGTTGTGTGGCTTAAAGCGCTTATTTACCCGATTGAAGTATTGAGTAAGACTGGCATGATGCCGTATAAAAAAGCGAAGGATTATGAGCTGTATATAACACCACAGGTGTGTTACCTGGAGACGTTGCTGAACGATCGTTACGACAAAATACAGCGCAGGATTTTTATTGAGGACGGTTTAGGTTTTGAGCCTCTATGGCTTTATACAGATGATGAGCTGCACCCAATTGATCTGTACACCAGTGGCGAAGGGATCACCGAAACATTGTACACAGAGGGTGAGGTTAATGGGGCGCTTTCGAATGATTATGTAATCAATATACCTGCAGGGGTAAGTTTTGTGCCGAATGAATTAGTGAGCCTGGTTAAGAAGTTTCATCTATTCGGGATGCGTTTTGACATTCAAATATTTTAACAATGCAATATTTAAAACTTGACAATTTAGGAGGGCTTAAAGTAACACAGAACCGGTTTGCATGGATGCAGCAAGGTATGCTTGATTCTTTTGTATCGCTTGCAAAGCTATGTGGTAACAAGGTTATCCTTTATGGTGTAGTTGTCGCCGCTGGTAATGTTTCACCAGGCTTTATCAGTTACAATGGTGAGCTGGTTGAATTTGTTGGAGGCCCTGTTGCAGCCCAGGTGAAGATTGTTGAGATAGTAAACAGTTATGCATATGCTAACAATACCGTGCAGCCTGTTGAGATTAAGCGCCGTGCTGAGTTGGTTGCTGCAGGTGGTGATTTTCTTTTTGCTGATCTTAATAAGTTGCCAGAGCTGTATACTATCAATGCAAACCTTGTTGCACTAACTGCAGCTTTTACCGGCCACACACATACTCATGCCGAGGTGTTTCCAAATGCAGCTGCTTATATCAGTTATCGTGGCTCAAAGGCCATTGGTGATTTAGGTGCTGATAATTTATTGACTGTTACAATTCCAAACCAGGGCACAAGCGACTATACAGTTGTTGGTAACGTAGTTGGTAGCAGTACAAATCATTTGCTTGATAATGATGTCAGCATTGTTGTTAGAGCTGCAAGAACAGCCACAACATTCCAGATAAGCCTGCGTGAGTATTCTACCAATACTCAGAACGTGTCGTTTCAATTTGCAATAATTAAATCAGTATAAGATGTCAGCATTAAGAGACGCTATTCTACCTTTTTTCAATGAGGGCGACAAACCACAAGACACAGAGTTTCTGCAGTTCTTTTTATCAATATGGTTTAAGGATGAGGATATACCTGTTGAAAGGATCACTACCCTGCAGGCTCAGCTGAATGAGCTGGCCAGCCCGATTGAAAAGTTTGTAGTGAGTGAAGAAGGTACTCCTTATAACTACACAATACCTGCAGGTTTTTATTTAAGCGACATCATGATTGATCCTGCAGTTAACTGCAGCCCGTGGTGTGGTTATGCAGGCGGCGCTGATATCATACCTGAGAATGACGACTATGTTGTTACGGAGGCACAAGGTGATAGCTGGCAGGTGCATGTACTCGCTACCAAAGCAGCCAGGCAAATATCAATTTACGGCCTACCACTCGATACAAAGATTTATTTCATCAAACGAAAATTACCAGAATAATGAAGAAGTTGTTTTTACTGCTGCTGTTTGCAGCCTCTGCTGTTTGTGCCACTGCACAAGATGTTACCGGAAACCGTGTGATCATAAACGATGCGATGTTTTTAAAGAATACCTGGATCACCGGCATGCAGAAAGATACCACCGGCTTTGATGATCCCAGGAAGTTACCAACAGCAAAGGCAGTTGGTGATTATGTAAGGAGCAGGCTAATTAAGAAAGCACCATTATATTTCAGAAGCCCGTTGCAGCCAATTAACGATACAACAGTGGGTATTAACATTGATAGTTTAATGTTGAAGTTGATTGCTGCAGGTTTTTCAACCGGTGGTGGTGGGCTGGATAGCTTACTGTTTGCAACTGCTTATGACCAGGATACCAGCAGGATCAATCTTTATAACCTGCTAAACTATTTGTATGGCTCTAAGAAGGATAAGAGCGACAGTAATAATGCAACCGGGTACGCTACGAATTTTAGAATTGATACAATGCGTAAACGGTTTGATGTTATTGCAAATCCAACATTGCAGAGTGCATTTAACGCTGCACCAACAACGTATCCGACTATTAACGCTCATAGTAATACTGTATTTATTGATAGCACAATCTCATTTAATGTAAATAGTCGTTACACTTCAATTGAATCAAAAAATGAAGATGGTACAACGACTTTTCAAGTAAATCCTGTTTATCTATACGGGAATATGACTGATTCGAGTGGAAGGTCTATGGAATTCGAAGCACATGCACGAGAGTTTTTGTATGCTGGTAATTTTAGAGCAAACCCTGATGGTGATGTTGGTGTCAATATGATGTTTAGGATTGATTCGTCTAAAATGACATTTGTAACCGATAAAGGAGCAAAGTTTGGACTTAATACAAATGATCCCACAGCAACTTTAGAAATTAATTCCCTCGATAGTAATGCATTTAAAATAACAGGGCATCATTTAGCAACCAGTGTAGTTGCTGGAGATAGTATGGTTGTGATTGATGCCGGGGGTAAATTTAAAAAGGCTGTAAAGCCAACAGCTGGTGGTAGTGGTACCGTTACGAGCGTAACCAGTGCAGATGCGAACGCTACTATTACCAATACAACTACAACACCTGTAATGACTATTGTATCTGCACCAAAACTGCAAACATCCCGTACTATAAATGGTACCGGTTTCGATGGAACAAGTAATATTACAATCACAGCAGCAGCTGGTACTCTTACCGGTACAACATTATCATCATCCATTACCGCAAGTTCTCTAACCTCATTTGGAAGCGCTATTGCATTGGGCACACCAGCCAGTGGAACCTTGACCAACTGTACCGGCTTACCAATAAGTACAGGCATAAGTGGTTTAGGTACTGGTGCAGCAACCTGGTTGGCAACTCCCAGCAGCGCCAACCTTGCATCATTGGTTACAGATGAAACCGGCACGGGTGCTTTAGTATTAGCCAATGCACCCACGTTAACAGGTACAACCAACGTTACATCCCTTGTGGCATCTGGTAGTATCGTTTCATCCGGTACAATGAGGGCATCTACCCTTTACGGTTCTCTTAGTGCTTCAGGAAGTTTGAATTTAATTGCTACTTCAGGTGTAGGTACTACTGCTGCTGTCAATATAAAAGTGGGTAATAACGGTTCTATAACAGGACTTACAGTATCGGGTTCTGGCAATGTCGGTATCGGAACTACAACGCCGGATGCATCTGCACAGATAGACGTAACAAGTACAACAGGTACTTTGCTGATTCCTAGAATGACTACCACGCAAAGAAATGCAATTGCAAGCCCAGCAAACGGTGGTATGATTTACAACACTACTACTGATCACTTTCAGGGATATGCGGCGGGCGCATGGGTTGACCTCCACTAAAATTAATAACATGCAAATACTATTTACAAACCGGCATATTGCCTTTGCCGTAGAATCAATTTGGGAGAATTTGAATTACAAATTCAAGTATCAGCTCAACCAGTTAATGACCGCAAACTCTGCTGATGATTATGTGCAGACAGTTGAAGTGCCGGAGGAAATTATGATACAGATTTATAAGTCTGTAACTAATAAGCCAGAAGGTATCAGCAGCGGCATCAATCACCAGATGAACCTGGCATTGTTTGAACAAATTCAACCACTGGCTAATCTTGAACAGGTACAGCAGGGAGCAGAGCCTAACGAAGCTGCAAGAATACTGATTGCAATCAATGCCATTAACGACAGCAATGTTGAGGTGTTGAATGCAAAAATCCTTAATGGTAAAACACAAATATTAGAATAATGAAAAAAATCATTTTAGCCCTGCTCGTTGGCTTTACAATAACGGGAGCAAATGCGCAGACCATTGCGCAACTTACAACCAGGTTAAACCTGATGGATGCAAAGCTCAAAACAGACAGTACCACCAATGCAAAGAAGGTCGCTGCGTTGGAATTAAAGGTATCTGTCCTGGAAACAACAGTATCAAAGCAGGCAACTGCAATCGGCACACTGCAGTCACAAAGTACCAGCTATGCAGGTAGCATTAAAGCACACGACAGCATGTTTGTAAGGCTTAATGCTGGTAAGGTAACGATTGACTTTAATTATTTTGATCTAACACCTACAGGCTTGCGACCTAAGCCGATTGATTTGTCCGCTTATGATTTATCTATTACAAATCTTGGTGAACGCCTGGATAAATTACCGGTGATTGATATGGTAAAAATCAAGGAAGTATTTGACTGGTTACCAGCGGCCAAATTATCATTTTTAAACCTGAGTAAATAATGAAAAAGATCATCGTTCTGCTGATGCTGTTTGCATCGGCTAAAGCTCAAATAAATGCCACATTTGATGATGGCGATCGCACTGCAGGCCGTAAGATTTCTTACAACATTGCATTGACTGCAGGCGATAGTGGTGTGGTGGTTGTAAACAGCCCATCAAAGAGCGGTAAAGCGCTCATGGCCAGGTGCGCAAGTAATGACAGCTCCACTACTTATTTTCCCAGGCAGGAAGGATTGATACAAAATGAAGACAGTACTGTTTGCGCTGAGTATTTTGGAACACATATGTATTTTGGTGATTGGCCACTCGATGCCAGGGAAGGATTGTTTTTCCAGGGCAAGCAATACGATAACTTTCCTGTGATTGGTTTTTGGTTTATAAAGAGAGGTGCCAAATCATACCTGCAGCTGGTAAGGCAAATTGATTCAGTTGCACCAAACAGACTACTCACAAGGCCGCTGCAGTTTGGCCAGGTACAGGACACTATGACCATAATGGAGATACCAAAGTTTACCTGGATAAGGGTTGATTTTAAGATTAAATGGTCGCAGGATTATACCGGGCAAATTGATGTGTTTATCAATCGCACGTTGGCTGCAACAATGCATGGTGCCACCCTTCAAAAAACATGGAGCTCAACCAGGGTAATAAAGCCACGCTGGAGACCTGGTTGTTACTTCTTTGGTGCTAAGGCTTCGCCAACAACACCTAACGTTATTATACGCCGTGTTTGGTTTGATAATCTCACTGCTTTTACCTCGTCACAGATCACCTGGGATGCCTATTTAGCATTGCACCCGGATGTTGCCCCTGATCCTGATCCGGAACCGGAACTACCAACGCCAACAGACCAGTTTATTTTGACCAATATAATGCCCTTACAAGGCCTTTAAATATTTCTCATACCAGTTAGTTTTAAAAAGTCTTCCTATGTCTATAGGAAGGCTGTTTTTTAGTTTTGAAATACAGCAAGCAATACCCATTCAAAACAAAAAACACAATAAATGAAACCAGCCTTAAAAACACCGATCTCATACTACGGTGGAAAGCAAAATTTAGTAAAGCACATTGTACCCATTATCGACAAAACACCACACGACCTGTATGGTGAAGTCTTCCTCGGCGGTGCGGCCATTTTCTTTAGTAAAAAACCCAGTAAAGTAGAGGTTATTAATGACACGAATAAGGAGCTGATGAACTTCTATTATGTGGCAAAGACCAGGTTCGTTGAACTGGAGAAAAGAGTAGCCGTTACACTACACAGCAGATGGATGCACAGAGATGCAGTTGTCATCTACGAATCACCACATTTATTTGATGAAATTGAAAGAGCCTGGGCGCTTTGGGTTTTGAGTTCTCAAACCTTTTGCGCCATGCTGGATGGTAGTTGGGGTTACGACCTGAGCAAGAACACAACCAGCAAGAAAATAGCCAATAAAGTGGCTGAGTTTACCATTGAGATTGCCCAGCGCCTGCAGAACGTTCAGCTGGAGAGTTCAGACGCCAATTACATCATAAAAAGCAGGGATACGGCAAAGAGCCTGTTCTATTGTGATCCACCCTACTATAACTCCAATTGCGGCCATTACGATGGCTACAGTATTGAAGACTATACAGGTACATTACAAACGCTTTCTGAGATCAAAGGACGCTTCCTGTTGTCCTCATATCCATCGGACGTACTAAGTGAATATACCAAGCAAAATGGCTGGAAAACGAAGCTGTTTGAGCAGGGTGTAAGCGTGAATGCGAAGGGAGGCTATGTAAAGCGTAAAGTGGAGGTGCTAACGGCTAACTTCAATCTGTAATATAATCCCCGGACGGGTGGTAATCAATGCTACTCAATCAACACCAGGCATAAGCCCTTGTCCGGGGGTATTTTTGAAATACAGCCGAGTTAGTGGGTGTTGATTGAGTAGCGGTGCAAATATAGGTGTTATAAAGCACTCAAAAACAGGCTTTAAGGAGCGTTTAAGGGAGCTTAAGCGGACAGGATGGCAGAAAGGCGGTTGAGGGGAGGTTTTGAATCGGAAAATTGAAAAGTGGCATTGAAAAACGTGTACATTTGGTTTTGCGGATTAATGATGTTTCTACCAAATCGCCTCCGTTATCTTTTTTGCCAAATGGTTTTACTTTGCCTGTTTCTCCATTCCACCAATGCGGCCATGCACCATGAAACCTATCGGCTGTTTCTAAAAAACGAACGATCTTTTCCAGTCGTTGAACACCATCTTCCCTGGTAATAAATTTTCTGTCCATCGCCACAAGAATGGCCATTACGCCAAAGCCACTGCCACCACTGGTTACAATATTCTTATCATTATCCGGGTAATCATTGTCAACATGGTAACGTTCCCTGGCCATACCACTTATCGGCTCTGCACCTTCGGTAAAATATTTAATTGTTTGCTGTTGTACCAGGTCAAGCAATGCAGAATCAGAAATAATAGCCGGAGCTGTTGCTGTAACTTTTGCTTCTTTTTGCTGGGCATAACAACTGTTGAAACCAAGTATGCTGAATGCAGTAAAACCAACACTGACTAGAAATGAGCCAATCCAGTGGTTATTGTTTATTGTCATCGCTATATTATTTAGAGAGTTCGAATGATACTATAATAGGGAAATGATCTGAAGGATATTTCATATCGTACGAATCAGTAATAGTGGCAAATTTTTTAACGATCAGCTGATTGCCGGCTGAAACAAAAATGTAATCAATGCACCCCTCCGGTTTTTTATTAAAGGCAAATCCATTCCAGGTATCTGCAGGACCATAAGGTTTTTCTTTGCTGCTGTTTCTTGCATTGCTAAAATGTTCGTTCATATACATTGCGGGCGCTTCATCGGGCTTCGAATTAAAATCACCAGTCAATATAACAGGATAATTTTTTTGTTTGGTAAGCTGGTTTATTTTTTCAGTGATCAGTTTGGCAGATTCTATCCTTGCAGTAACCCCCATGTGATCGAAATGCGTATTAAAAACCCAGAGCAGCTGTCGGGTAGCTTTTGATCTGAATAAACCATAAGTGCATACCCGGTGGTACACTGCATCCCAGCCCATTGACACAGTATC